CGGTACTAACGCATTAGCTACATTAAACTACGATGGCGATGGTTTAAATGTAGCAGTTGGTAATGACGCTGGTAGATACATGACAACGGGTATACAAAATGTAATAATTGGAGGTTTAGCGGGTGATGCTTTAACTACTGGTGCAAGAAACGTTGCTATAGGTTATAATGCTTTAACAAATGAAGATGCTACTGGAAGAAACGTAGCTATTGGTTATCACGCGTTAGCTACTCAAAATGCAGGTTCCGACGCTTTTAATGTTGCCGTAGGTTATTTTGCTGGCGCAGCTATAACAACTGGTATTTATAATGTTTTATTAGGTGGAAACGCTGGTACAAGTATAGATACAGGTAATGATAATGTTATCATAGGTTTAAATGCAGGTGACGCTTTGACTTCTGGAAGTGAAAATATAGCTATAGGACAAAGTGCGTTAAGTACAGAAGATACACATGGTAAAAACGTGGCTATAGGACACGCTGCTCTTATTGTTCAAAATGCGGGTGTTGATGCTTATAATATAGCTATTGGTTATCATGCTGGTAAAGAGATTACAACAGGTATTCAAAACGTACTAATAGGAGGTCTTGCTGGTGATTCGCTTACTACTGGAGATAGCAATGTTGCTATAGGTCAACTTGCTTTGTCTACTGAAGATACAGGTAGTAAAAGTATTGCAATTGGTAAAAACGCTTTAAGATTACAAAACAACGATAGTGATAATTATAATATTGGAATAGGACATAGCGCAGGTGAAAACGTTACATCAGGTACAACAAACACTTTAATAGGTGGACTTGCTGGAGATGCTATGACTATTGCTAATCAAAACGTAGCTTTAGGTTATGCTTCTTTAAGTGCAAATGTAGCTGCTAATAGAAATGTTGCTATAGGTGTTCAAGCTCTAAATAATATGACAAGCGCGACTACAAGTGATACCTATAATACTGCTGTAGGTTTTTATGCTGGACAAGCTATAACATCTGGGACTCACAACACTATAATTGGTGGTTTAGCTGGAGATGCTTTAACTACAGGTGGTAATAATGTAGCAGTTGGTAGGTCAGCTTTAAGTGCTGAGCAAGAAGGTGGAAGAAATACTGCTATTGGTTATGCTGCTTTGCTAAGTCAAAATACAACTAGTTTTGCTTACAATGTAGCTGTTGGTTATAATGCAGGTGAAAATATTACAACAGGTGATGAAAATACTATTATAGGAGGTTTAGCAGGTGACGCATTAACAACAGGTGCTAGAAATGTTGTTTTAGGATATGGTGCTTTAAGCAATGAAGATGGTCACGGTAGAAATATAGCAATAGGATATAATGCTTTAAATGTTCAAAATGCTGGTGCTGATGCTTATAACGTAGCTATAGGATATGGTGTTGGAGCGTCTATATCAACAGGTGCAGAAAATACAATAATTGGAGGACTTGCTGGCGATGCTTTAACAACAGGTGGTAATAATACAGCTATTGGTACGTTTGCTTTAAGCGCAGAAGACACAGGCGCAAGAAATGTAGCTATTGGTTATAATTCTTTAAAAAACTTAAACTTTGACGGCAATGGTTATAATACTGCTATGGGATATGATTCTGCTAGAAGTATGACTACTGGTGTTCAAAATACAATAATGGGTGGTTTAGCTGGTGACGCTTTAACTACTGGCTCAAGAAATGTGGCAATCGGTTATTTAGCGCTTTCTAGCGAAGACGGGGATGGTAGAAGTGTTGCTGTTGGTTGGTCAGCATTAGCTTCTCAAGACGCAGGAGCAGATTCTTATAATACTGCTGTAGGTTATTATGCTGGTGCATTATTATCAACAGGTAACTTAAACACTATTATGGGTGGTTTAGCAGGAGACGCGATGACAACAGCTGAAAGAAACGTGGCTATAGGTTATGGAAGTTTAAGTGGTGAAGACACTGGTTCAAGAAGCACGGCTGTAGGTTATTTTGCTTTAAATGCTCAAAACAATGCTTCAACAAATTATAATACAGCTTTAGGTTATGGAGCTGGTGAAGATATTTCATCAGGTGTAAATAATACAGTTTTAGGTGGACTTGCAGGTGACGCACTAACAACAGGTAGTAATAATATAATTATAGGTTATAATGCAGCAGCTTCAGCAGTAGATGTAAGTAATACAATTACAATGGGTGACAGTAATATAAACCTTTTAAGAATACCAGGTTTAGGCAGTACAGATGGCCATGTTTTACAGTATAGCTCAAGTGATGGCGGTATTGTTTTAGCTGCTGCTTCAAGTAGTGGTGTTACTGGTAAAGTAGAAGGAACTGATTTTACTAATTCATTAATAGTTGGTCATACAACTACCGGTACGTTAAGTAACGCCTCTAGTAACACAGCTGTTGGTATAGCTGCTTTAGATGCTATTACAGGTGGTCAAAATAACGTTGCAATTGGACATAACGCCGCTGGTGCTTTAACTAGTGCTAATCAAAGTGTTTTAATAGGTTCACAAGCAGGATCATCAATAACTTCAGGAGGTTTTAATGTGGCCGTAGGAGCTAGTGCTCTAGCAAGTGAAGACACTAAAGGTCAAAACGTTGCAATTGGATATAGAGCTTTAAATCAACTTAATTGTACCAGTAACGCTAGTAATGTAGCTGTTGGTTATCAATCTGGTGACGCTTTAACAACTGGTACTCAGAGTGTTTTAATGGGACATTCAGCTGGAGGAGCATTAACAACAGCTTTTGGTAATGTAGCGTTAGGTTTTGAAGCTTTGTTAAGTGAAGATACTGGTAGTAAAAATGTTGCAATAGGTCATCAAACTTTAAAAACGTTAGACGCTGGAGCTGAAGGACATAATGTAGCAATTGGTTATACATCTGGTTTAGATTTAACAACAGGTGTTTCAAATGTAACAATTGGTAGTGAAGCTGGTTATAATTTAACAACCGGTAGTTATAATGTTGCTATAGGTCACGAAGCGCTATATACAGAAGACGCGCATGGTAAAAACGTTGCAATAGGTTACAGAGCTTTAAAACTTCAAGACATGGGATCTGATGCTAGCAATACAGTTATAGGTTATCAAGCTGGCCAATCTATAACAACTTCAAATCAAAATGCTGTTTTAGGTGCCGATGCGTTAGCTGGTGAAACTACAGGTGACAATAACGTTGCTATTGGTTTCAATGCCTTAAAAGTTTCAGATGGTGGTACAGATAATGTAGCTATAGGTAAAGATGCTGGTAAAAATGTAAGTACTGGTATTAGAAATACTATAATAGGTGCTACAGCTGGTGATGCATTAACTACAGGTAGTAATAATACTATAATAGGTAAAAACGCCGAAGCATCTGCGGTTGATGTAGACAACGAAATAACACTTGGTAATTCAGCTGTATCTACAATTAGAGCTCAAGTAACATCTATAAGTTCATTATCAGATAGACGAGATAAAAAATATATTCAAGATTCTATATATGGTTTAGACTTTGTTGATAGTTTAAAGCCAGTAACTTTTGAGTGGGATCAAAGAGATGGTGAAAGAAAAGGTGTTAAAGATGTAGGATTTATTGCTCAAGATTTACAAGAAGTTGACGATGAATACACGAGATTAGTTTATGAAAGTAATCCTGAAAAGCTAGAAGCTACATATGGTAGATTAATACCAATTATGGCAAAAGCAATACAAGAGCTTTCTGCTAAAGTAAAAATGTTAGAAAACAAGTAAGTATATATAAGTAAATAAGTATTAATTAATTAAAAATAAAAAATTATGTTAGACGCTGATTACACTGCTGAAATGGCAGCCGCTGATAAGCCTGCAACTTTAGAATCAGTTGCTATAGTTGAAAGAATAAGAGCTGTAGCAGAAGCTGATAGAACTGAAGATGAAGTTGGAGAATTATTCAGAAACGAAGGTCATATTAGAATTAAAATGGCTTTTACTAAGTTTGTAGATGGATTAACAGATCCTGAAAAAGCTCAAATTGAAGCTTTAAGTTTATAGTAAATAAATTAAATTAAATTAAATATTATGTGGAAATTAACTAAACAATACTGGAAAGATATGTGGAATTATATGTGGAGTAAAACCTCTATAGATGAAAAAGCTATTGATACAGTAAAAGAAATTAAGAGAAGATATAAATTAACTACTCAAGAGCTAGCTGATGTAGCGCAAGCTATAAAAGAAGTTGGCAACCAAATTGGTGATATAGATGATGCTGTAAAAGGTAAAGAAAGAAGAGGTAGAAAAAATGTCAAAAAATAAAAAGTTTAAAGATACTACAGTTGGCAAGCTTTTGCTTGGTGCTGCTGGTATGATAAACCCTACACTTGGCAGTGTATTAGAGGGTGTTACTTCACCTAAAGAAGCTATTGCTGAAATAACAAAAGCTGATGTATCTAATGAAGAAAAAATAAAACTACAACAATTAATATACGAGCAACAGAACAAAGAAATAGAAGCTATAACAAATCGTTGGCAAGCAGACGCTGCTTCTGACTCGTGGCTTTCTAAAAATGTTCGCCCGCTAGTATTAGTTTGGTGTATTGTTGTTTTTTCTTTTGCTGGTATATTAGACAGTGTTGAGTCAATACCTTTTAACATAGGTGTTACATGGAACGATACTTTTGAAAAAGTAATGATGGCCGTAGTATTAGCTTACTTCGGTGGTCGTAGTAGCGAAAAAGTTACAAGTATATTTAAAAAATAAATTAAATTAAATTAAAATTATGAGTAAAAAAGAATTAAAAATTACAGAAGAACAATTAAAAGTTTTAAAAGCGCAACAAGTCTCAAAAGCAAATATCGTAACTGATATTGGTGTAGTTGAAGCACAAAAACACGAGTTATTACATGCTCTCGCTAATGTTATGGACAAGCAAAAAGAATTAGCTAAAGAACTAGAAGAGCAATACGGAAAGATTAATGTAAATCTTGAAGATGGTAGCTACGAAGTTGTTGAAGTAGAAGAAGAAGTAGTAGAAGAAGAAAAATAAAAACAATTCCTATGGCTAAGTTAATTAGAAAAATAAGCATAGGAACTGACTATAAAAACGAAGCAATGCACTATTCCGTAGGCCAACAAGTCTACGGAGGACATTGTATTTCTGATATATTATTTGATAATAAAGATAATTCATATAATATATATATTACAAAAGAAAATGAAGTCATACCTTGGAAAAAATTTAATTCTAATATGGCTATTTCAATTGAATATAATTTAGAATATTAATGCAAAGTTTATTTAATTTTATAGTACAACCAAAAAATAAAAGATACGAAAACGAAGTTGATATTGATAATAAAAAACTTATAGTCAATACAACTATGGACGATCATAAATACGTTAGTAGAATAGGTGTTGTAAAATCTATACCTAAAATTGGTGATACAAATATTAAAGTTGGTAACGAAGTTATAGTTCACCACAATGTATTTAGAAGGTTTTATAACATGAGAGGTGAAGAAAAAAATAGTACTTCATATTTTAAAGAAGATTTATATTTTTGCTATCATGATCAAATATTTTTATATAAACAAAATAACGAGTGGAAAGCTCCTTTTGATTTTTGTTTTGTAAAACCTATTGAAAACAAAACTGATTTTGTAACTGATCAAAAAGAACGTTTACGTGTTGGTATATTAAAATATGGTAATAGTTCCTTAGATGCTTTAAAAGTAAACGAGGGAAGCCTTATAGGGTTTAGCCCTAGCAGCGAATATGAATTTATTATAGAAAACAATAGATTATATCGCATGCGAACTAATGATATTACAATTAAATATGAATACAAAGGAGACGAAGTTGAATATAATCCAAGCTGGGCAAGTG